GTCGGGGCGTGGATAACTTCACGCTGCATTCTTCCGCTTTTTCTTTCGCGCTTTTTTTCGCTCAGAGATTATTTTTTCCAAAAACCAAAACTTTTGGTTTGTTCCGTCCGGAATAATCATTTTCTGCGCCTGAGCATAATCATGCGCATCTTTGTAATCTTTCCAGTTTGACAACTGCCAATGAACAGGATCGAAGAATTTCCAATCTCCGCCCCAAGTCATTTTTATGTTGCACTTACGCGCTACTTCTTTGCCAATTACGCCAACAACTTCCCACTCTTTGTGGGATAAACCCCAAAAACGGGTGCAATGAACAGTGTCAATTGCACAACCGTACTGATGAGGTGATTGACCGGGCTTCGCTTTGCTTCGTCCCCGCTCAAATAATATTTGTTGACGCGCATCTGACCGCATTAATTCAAAGGCGTAAAACGGTATTGACCGTTCATCCATAGCCTTTCTAAATGCCAGCCAAAATCGCTTAATGTCAGGGTGTACACCCTGCCATTCTTCATTACCCCTTTGCTTTTGTACCACCGTCAAAAAATCATGCGCCGGTTCAGTCATTGACTGTGCCGCTTGTTGATAATCACGAGATTTAAGAGTTTCGATTGGATATTCCAAACCGACCCTTGGGCTAACTGGTAGCTGGCCGCGATCTAACCATCGCAGCCAGCGAAAGAAGCCTAAAAGCGGCCTAACTAACATCCTCAGATTGCGGAGATTCAACCGCATCTGATGTGTCGGGCACATCTTCTACCACGGGAGGAGTGGCCTTAGCTTCTAATTCAGCAAGCCTTGCTTGCATACTTGCACGTTCCTCGGCCATAGCCGCCTCACGTTGTCTTTCGTTAAATTTGACAATTTGCATCATCCTGTCAAATTCGCTTGTATTGTTAAGCCTTGGCTCAATAACTGTATATGTTTCCAAACCGTTATTAGCCAAACTCTGATCCAAATCAGGCATATTCACAAAAGTTTTAGAACCCTTTTGCGCCCTAATTTGCACCCAACAATCTTTGTCTATTGTGAATTCAACTTGCATTTTTTCCGGGCTTGCCGCCATCAAAACTGCATCAAATAACGCCTCGTTATCACTTACCCACACTTCAACTGTTGAATTACTCAACACACCAAATTTGACATGCCTTGGCTTGTTTGTACCAAAATGCATAACGTCCTTCAGATCGTATGCTTTCCAGCCCGAGACAGGACCGTTTTTAAACGTTTTCATTGCTCACATTCCTTTATTTTGATATACGCGTTGTTTTAACATCAGCCACAATTGTCGAATAATCATCAGTAGCTTCTTGCAACGCTTGACCTTTAACCGTATAACCTGATATTTCCATACCGCCTAAAGCAGTAATTTCAAAACTATCAGCCACTTGGTCAGCAAACACTTTTTTGTGGAGCGTACCGCTTAACAAAAAGTCGGCATTTAATGCCGGATCAGAAACTTCCGTTGTCCAGATCTTTTGTCTATCTTCATCAAAAGCGTCGTTAACCGGTCGTATATATTTGCCACCTACATTAACCAAATTCCTGTCCCACTCATGATTAAGATAACTGTAACCAAAAGTAACATCGGGATTTGAATGAAGCACGTCAACATGGCTGTTTTTAACAACACTGACCTTCTCAGGGTCAAGTTCATCTCTCAATGTAGAAGGCAAATGATCCGTATCAGTTGCATAAAGGAAATAATCCTTTTTACGCTCATACAATTGCTCCGGCACAATTTCTGCGGTAATCATAATAATACCGCCTGTATTCGTTTGTGGACAACGAATATTCAATCGTCCCTGTGCAACACCATTTGTCAAACTTTCGTCAAGATTAGCCGCATCCGTCGCATATCTTTGAGTATATCCAAATTGGCTTTCAGACTTTGCCAAAAGAATTGGCTGTTTGCTCATTTCATCAGGCACTGACGTACCATCCATCAACAAATCAATTATATGGTCATCATCGATGCCATCATAATTTGATCTTATACGCGCAAAAGCGGCCGTCTTTTTAACCATTTCAATATTTGCTAATGACAAAGTTGCACCCGAAGATGACAACTCGAAGGCAATATCATCCCAGACAAATTTACCATTGGTAAGAGTGGGGTTTTCACCTGCTGGAGCAGATTTCATTGCAACTTGGTTTTGGGCACCAGTTTGATCATACGCATAATATTGCAAATCATACGGCGCAGTAACTGTTCCCCCAGAAAAGTCCAAACCAGTAATAGGGACTTCGCCATCAATCTTTGCTTGATCAAAATCTGCCACAATATGAGACATGCTATTATTGCGCCAAAACGCCTCCGCTAAAGTTGCGTCATGTTTTGTGCGTTCAGGCAAACTTTTTGACCGTGCTTTGCGCCTATAGTTGACAATGCCATTATAAGCCTCGAGTGGCGAAGCATTAATAGCGCCACCAGAAGCAGCATGAACACCCAATGTTGACCAAAAAGCATCACTAGCTGAATAATTAACCGTCTCAAAAAATGGTGTAACACTACCTGAGCTCTCAGCAACTTTTTGATAGCTACGGTTAAAATTATCCATTCCGTCAAATCGCTCAGCCGCCAAAAACGGCCAAAAATGAGCATAAAAACACACAGAAATTCCGGAAGCCAATCTTTCGGCAGTTTCCATCATTTCCACATTCACAACATACTGGCCTCTAGTAACTTGATCCATGCGCAACAATGGCGTAAAACTAATCGGGATAATTTTACCAGCGTCTCCGCTTGTTAAAACCCGCTTTTTATCCATTCGTTTGCTTTTTTTGTGTACCAGTGGACTGACTGGTATTTGTTCAGACATTCTCATTTTTTTACCCCTTCTAAGAGTTGTTTCAAAATCTCATTAAAAGATTTATCGTTAACCAACTTCACAGTAGTTTCGGACATTCTCATTTTTTTGTTCTCCTACGTTTAAACAATTTTGTGATTTTCTTGCGAATTTGTTGACACTTTTTGCATCTCATCGCTTATCCTTTGGGTTGTTATAAATAGGGTTATTATTAAAACCTTGAAAACCCAATTTCGGGTAAACTTTTTCAATGGCATCATAACCCAGAGAAAGACCATGCAAAACACTCGAAACCTTTGCATCGCTAACGTCACCGATGCTAAGAAATTGCTCACTTAATGTGGAATGAGTTTTAGGATTAATCCCATTTACATTAACAGTATATCGAATATTAGCAGGAACACTCGTTGCCCAATTTTTTCCGCTAGTAAATCCATCCCCTTTAAACATATATTTTAAGGTATCAGGATCGCGATAAATTAGGCCATCCGTGCCCCTATAAGGCTCCATGCCAGGTGGCAAATCCTCAAAATAAATACCGTCTATTTCTCGTCCGCGCATTGACACATCGCTGCCAGCTTCCCGAGCGCCAGTAGTCATTGCCTTGGTATAATCTAAATCCGCATATTGCTGAGCTATTTTAAGAGCCTGAGAAGCCTTCTGCTCTTCTGTAGGTCTATTAAAATAACTTTTTGCAGCAGCCCCAGCCGCAATCGCCAAATAGCTTGGCCCTTTACTGAGTTGCGGAGCATAACTCGGTATATTAGTAATCCGAGTTGAATATGCATTGATGCCCCCTGACCTGAGTACAGTTAAGGGATTAAAACCAGCTTCCTCAGCCTTTTGACGCATAACTTCCAAATTTGCGTCATTTGT